TACTGATAACTTTGTAGACTTCTATCAAGTAGAATATAAATTAAGCACCGATGCAACTTTTCAGATATCAGGTCAAGTTAAAGGATTAAATCATAGAATCTTAAATGTTATAGATGGATTAGATTATGATGTAAGAGTTAAAGCTATTAACACTTTAGGAGTATCTTCAACGTATACTTCTGCGACAAGAACTATTGTAGGTGGATTATTACCACCTAGTGATGTTGAAGATTTTGCTTGTAACATTATTGGAAGAGACGCTCATTTATCATGGACGCAAATATCAGATTTGGATTTGGCTTATTATTCAATAAGATACTCTACACTTACAACTGGTGCTGAATGGTTAAACTCAGTTTCTCTTGTTGAAAAAGTTGCTAGACCTGCTACGACATGTACTGTCCCCGCTCGTATAGGTTCTTATCTTATAAAAGCATTTGATAAAAATGAAAATGCTTCATCTAATGAAGCAATTATTTCAACTAATATTTTAGAGATTGGAAACTTTAATGCTATTGTTACACAAACAGAATCACCTACATTTTCAGGAACTAAAACTAATGTTTATGTTGATGATAATGATTCTTTAAGATTAGATTCTTCTGAACTTTTTGACTCTGCTACTGGCGACTTTGATTCTGCTAGTGGTTTATTTGATTCTGGAATAACTACATTTGATTTAGTTTCTGAAGGAAGTTATCTCTTTTCTTCTCCTATTGATATTGGTGGAACTTATACTGTTCGTGTAACTGCTTCAATTACTCAAGGAGTAGATAACATAGATAATCTTTTTGATAGTGCTGTCGGATTATTTGATGATGGTGCTTCTAATTTTGATGGCGATTCTCCTGCTAACTGTAATGCTCATATAGAAATAGCTACTTCTACTGATAATGTTACATATACTTCATTCAGAAACTTTGTAGTTGGGGATTATACAGCTAGATTTTTTAAATTTAAACTTGTAATGACTTCATCTGATTTAGCTTCTACTCCAGTTGTATCTAATTTATCTGTTTCAATAGATGTTGAAGATACTATACAAAGCGATAATGATTTAACTAGTGGTGTTGGAACTTTTACAGTAACATTTGACAAGCCATTTTATTCTGTTAATTATGCTATTGGTATTACTAATCAAGGAATGGCTTCTGGAGATTTTTATACATTGAGTAATAAAACTATTGGTGGATTTTCTATTGCTTTTAAAAATAGTAGTGGTACAGGAGTAAGTAGAACATTTGATTATATTGCGAAAGGTTTTTAATAATAGATAGATAATGGCTCAACACGATTTTGTAATTGGCAACCAAAGTTTTCCTAGCTTTCGTTCTGATCTTAATGACTTTTTAAATGCAGTAAGAACATTACATTCAGGTACATCTTTACCTTCAGGAGCAGTAGCTGGAACAATGTGGCTTGATACTACAAATGCCACAATACCACTTTTAAAATATTATGATGGAGCCGATAATATTACTCTTGCTACAATAAATCATACAACAAATACAGTTACTTTTTCTAATGTTTCTACAGATTTAGTAAATGATACAACTCCTCAACTTGGTGGAAACTTAGACGTTCAAACCCATTCAATTGTATCAACATCAAATAATAATGTAAAAATTTATCCTAGTGGTTCTGGTGTTTTAGAAGTAGGTGGTGCAACAAATTCTGGAAGAATACAATTAAATTGTGAAAATAACTCTCATGGTATTAAACTTGCATCACCACCACATTCTGCTGGTCAATCTTACACTTTAACTTTTCCATCAACAGCACCTGTAGCAGGAAAAGTTCTACAAACAGATGGTTCAGGTAATTTATCTTTTGAAACTGTTAGTGGTGCAACTCCTTATGGATTATTTAGAAAAGTTGACCCAACAATTGTTGCATGGACTAGAACAGGCAATTTTACAATGACAACTTCAACTACAATTTATGTAGAAGTAAATGGAAGTGTTTTAACTATTGCTTCAGGAACTTCTATAACTATGCCAAGTCCAACTGTTGGAACTGATTATGCTATCTGGTGTTCAACTGCTGGTGCTTTATCCGCAACAGATGACCACACAACTCCACCTTCTGCTAATGCTAGAAAATTAGGTGGCTTTCATTATGCTAATGGTCAAAATGCAACTGGAACTTCTGGAGGAAATACCACTCCTGACATTAATCAATATTCATTATGGGATTTAAAATTTAGACCAGCTTGTGCTGACCCAAGAGGAATGACATTAGTTGGTGGTAATTTCTGGGCAGATATTTATTTAACAAACACTACTCCTGATACTTATGGAACTTCTAAATACAATGTTACAATAGCTGATGGTTCTTCTCCACCAAAAATACCTTCAAAATTTGGTGGTAATGGTTACACAGATTATGGTTCTTATACATGGTGGGAAGCAAATGAATTATTATCAGCTTATGGAAAAAGAAGTCCAAGTTATCAAGAATTTTCTGCTTTAGCTTATGGCACTACTGAAGCGTCTTCAAGAGGAAGTGACCCAGCTTCAACAACTTTAACAGCAACAGATGATAATTTTACTTCTAAATGGGGAGTTATACAATCCACTGGTTGTATGTTTATTTGGGGTTGTGATTTTGGTGGTGGTGCGTTGGGTGCTAGTTATGTTGCAAATACAGAAGGAAGAGGTTCTACTTATCAATTGTCTAATGCCGTGGTACTGGGTGGGGCTTGGAATCATGGCTCTTATTCTGGTTCTCGTTATTCTATTTGGGCTAATTCTCCTACGTTTTCTGGTGACGGTGTTGGTTCTCGTGGCGTCGCCGACCATTTATTAGGAGATTAATTATGAAAATTATAAACACAAGACAAGATTTAAACTCAATTCAAGGAACTCCTGAATACGATAATTTTATTAATTATCTTAAAGGTTCAATTACTCAAAGAAAAAATATTCAAGTCTATCCTGAAAATTATGGAAAGCCAGATTACACAGGTGAGAAATTAGAACCTATTTGGGAAACCTTTGAGGATACTTCTGTTATAGAGAGATTTGGATTTACTAAAGAGGAATTAGAGTAAGTCTATTCTTTAGGATATTTAGCTTTTATTTCTGCAACCTTTGACTGCCAAGCATCTAATCCATTTTCAGTTATATATTCTATTTGTTCTGCAACAGAACCATATTCTACAATTCTTTTTTGTATTTGTGCCTGATTGCTTTCAATAATTATAGCTTGTGCTTCAAAGACATCAAGTTGTTCTAATGTAGGTTTTGGAATATCTAAATTCCATTCCGCAATAAAAACTCCTTTACCATCTGAGTTGTCTTTAAGTTTTACTTCATTTAAGAAATCTACTTCTTTATTTGCGTATAGTTTTATTTTAGTTGATAATTGTGTCATAAGTTTATTCTATAATTTTATATGCACCAAAAAGAGTAGGTTTTTGAGAGTCTCCAGCAAAAGAATTTGTTCCTGAACCAACCCAATGAAGCCCACTACAATCCAAATAATCTGTTGTTCCATTCATATTAACTATTGTATGAATAGCAGGATGAAAATTATTAATTCTATTAGTTATGTCATAGAATAGTATATAAGAAATAATTGTTCCATTTTTACGAATATTAATTCTTGCACCTTGTGTTACAGAAAAAACACTTGGTGCTACCATTAAACTAGCATAAACAAAATATTTTCCAGCAGTTGTTGGGGTAAATCTATAATTTGAATTATTATAACAATTATTTGTATCAAAATCTTCAGTATTAAAATTAATTGTTGTTTCTGTTCCATTTGAAACAGATTGATAAGAAGATAAATATGCTTGAAAAGCTGGAGTATTAACACCACCTGCTGTCTCAAAAGATAAATTACCTGAACCATCTGTTTGTAGAACTTTTCCTGCTTAAAATACGAATTGCAATTTAAAACACATAAAGTATATTAATTGAATGATATATTTTATTATTGGATTAGTAATTGGTTTATATTTAGAATATAAATTTCAGCTAGTTAAAAATATTATTGAAATAGTAAAAAAATATTTTAATAAAAATTAGTCTTGAAAATTGTGCATCGCACAATATATAAATATTTATAAAACCTTTTGAGGAAAAATTGATGCTAGATTATAAATCTATAAAAGATTATTGGTCAAAGTTCTATACAGATGCTTTTGAAGATGCAAAATCATTTTGGAAAAACTACTTAGATACAATAGAAAAACTTTATAAAAAATAACTTTATACTGACAAACTAATTTGATATTAATGCACAAAAATTTAATGTGCATTTTTAGATTAGCAGATGGTAAATGTATCTTGCTAAAATCATGTAAATGCAAAAATGATTATGGCAAAAACTACCAACGAAGAAATAATAAATTTAAGGGGACATATTACAGGTATCAAACGTGAACTTAAAATATTAGGAATTTCAGTTTGTAAATTAGAAAAACAAATGACTAATTTATACTGGGCGATCCTATGTGGTCTTGGTGCATTATCGTTGGCTTTAATTACTATATTTCTTGCTAAATAATATAAATACAACTACTAGTTAGTTTATGGACACAAGAAGGATTTTAATTGTCAGCGACTTGCACCTACCCTATCAAAGAAGTGATGCGATAGATTTTTTAAAAGAAATTAAGAAACAATACAAACCTACTTTTGTAACTTCCATAGGAGATTTACTAGATAGTCACGCACTTAGCTTCCATCATTCAAACCCAGATTTATTTTCTGCTGGACATGAACTTGTTAAAGCCAAAGATTATGTCAAAGAATTAGAATCAATATTCCCAGAACTTATAGAAATAGATTCTAATCATTCATCAATGGTTTATAGACGAGCATTAAAATATGGTATGCCAAGAGCATATCTAAAAGACTATGGACAATTTTTAGGAACTAAAAAATGGAAATGGACTGATGATTTAACTGTTACTTTACCAAACAAACAAAGATGTTTATTTACTCATGGGCGATCTGCTGATGTTTTAAAAGTATCTCAAACCAGTTCAATGAATTGTGTGCAGGGACATTTTCATACGAAATTTAAAATAGAATATTGGGCGAACCCTGATAATCTTTTCTGGGGTATGCAAGTAGGTTGTTTGATAGATCAAAAATCTTTAGCTTTTGAATATGCAAAAAATTTTAAAACTAGATTTATTATAGGAACTGGTTTAATCATAGATTCTCAACCTAAATTATTACCTTGTGTTTTAAATACTAATGGCAAATGGATAGGCAAGTTAGTTTAAAAGAATTATTATTTAGCGATACTGCCATAAGACTTGGCATAGACAACACTCCAACTGACCAAATCCTAATTAACTTACAAACATTAATTTACCAAATAATCAATCCTATTGTAAATCATTTTGGTGATATTAAAATTACTTCAGGTTATCGTTCCCCTGAGTTATGCAAAGCAATAGGTTCAAATGAGAGAAGCCAACACACAACTGGAATGGCAGTTGATTGCGAAGTGATTGGAGTGCCAAATAAAGAACTTGCTGACTGGATTGTTAATCATTTAGAATTTGACCAATGTATTTTAGAATTTTGGAACAAAAATGAAATAAATTCTGGGTGGGTTCATGTCAGCTATAACAAATCTGGTAATCGTAAAATGTATTTAAGAGCATTTAAAGCTAATGGAAGAACTATTTATGAAGTCTTATAAAAAACAAATAGGTGGAAATCATTACAAAAAATACAAGATTCAGCCAGTAGAATTTATAATAAAAAATAATATTGGATTTTGCGAAGGCAATATCATAAAGTACATTTTAAGATTTAAAGAGAAGGGTGGTGTTATTGATTTGGAAAAGGCAAAACACTATATAGAACTACTAATAGATTCAACTAAAAGTAGATAATATCATTTAAACAGATTAAAACGCATTTTAAGGCATATTGGCTTTATTATGAGGATTAACCTTATAGACTTCTAAAGAATCAAAATTTAGGGGTATTTTGATGGTTTAAACGATAAAAAAAGAACATTTATAGAACGTTTATGGACATAACTACAATAGACCCAGATTTTATCCCAGTTTCATATACTGTTGGCGGAACTTCTGCACAATCATCAACTATAACATCTGGCTCAGGAATTATAAGGATTGCTGTTCGTGGTGGTCATGCTCATATAAAATTTGGTGTCAATCCTGTTGCAACTGATAATGATGTTTTAATACCAGAAAATCATGTAGAATTTTTTTCATTTGTTTCAGGTCAAAAAGTTGCATTTATTCACGTAGGTGGTGGATCAGCAGAAATAAATATAGCGGTGGTTGATTAATATGATTC